ATTCGTACCCTTCAGGAGCGGCAAACGTTGCGCGCCGTTATTAGCTCCGAAGGATACGCCATCATCAGTTAGACCACCGAAATATAGGTCATAAGGATTGTCTGGATCACCATACAGTACAGGTATACTGCCTACCATAGTTCCGGCAGCGGCCTTAATACCAGCAGTTGAGTTGGTGTCTGGTGCAGTATTGTATGAAATATCAAATGGAATTGAACCGTTATCAACAAAACTGGCCTCACTAGTAGGAATATTGGACCTCAACATGGCTAAATCGCTTGCAACAGGTGTTGTGCCTTGCAAAGCTATTGCAGCGTACAAGTTACGACTTGTAGCACCAGCTGGCGGTGTATCGTTGAATGTAAGTGTTAAATATTCAGTTCCATCACTAGCCCACGTTGAACGACTTTTTGATACTGCCTGAGAAAGTATTGGACTAATAGCAGTTTCTCCACCACCATCAGAGTTGTAGGTATAAGCATAGTACACCCTAAAAGCACCAGAAGTAGATATGCCTGTAGCAGCAGCTGTGATAGCTGGAACAGGATCAAGAACAGCTGTAAATTGAGTCATCGTAAGATCTGACAAATTGATATAACGAAGCGTATCCACACCATTCATACAAAATAGAATGTCATTTACACGCAAAAAGGTAGTAATGACACCTTCTGTAGTAGTTATTGCATTAGAACCACCACAAGAGGTCCAAGAAGTATCATTAGGTTGACAATATTTTACTTCTTCATCATCAGCTATAAAATGATAAATTTCACCATCATAATAAACAGTTGCAACTTCACTATTAAAACCTACTACATCTGGCAACCACTTTTTTAAACTAAGCCGTTTAGTAGCATTATTAGATGAATTAATACGGACATTTCGCCCATAACTCATAGCATCAGGTGGAATATTGTAATCACCACGTTCATCAAGACCACTAGCAAAAGATAGCATCTGAGCCGGTGTAACGATCTGAGCGCCTTTTACTTTTACTGGATCAGGAACAGCCATTACCAGACCTCAAATCCGCTTGGGAAGCCTTCCATCCGCATAAAATCAACTTCATTAGTTGCATTATTAATACTAACTGCTTTATTTAATTCATTTGAATACTTCTGAGCAAAACTAGGACTAAGACTTACTTTAGTAACATCTGCTAGAGTATTATTTTTAGCTACACCAAGAACAGCTAGATTTGGACTATAGACTAATTCAAGTGCAGTATCATCAGTACGAGTAAGATCAGGTATATACTCAACTACGTCTAAGATAAGTTGAGCACCAACTTCTTCAGTTTTAGGAACACGCGATAATACTATATTACGACCAACAAAAGTAGCTCTATCCGGTCTAGTTAATTCATCATCTACAACTCTTTGATTAGGATCTACAAGTTTAAATTTAGCTATTATAGTTCCATCAGATAACACTACTTTAAGATATTTATCCATATCTATAACTGGAGTACGATAGTCATCTGGCAATTCAAAAGAGAAAGTAGTAGTATTTGCAATTGTTGCTAAAACGTAATCATTTACTCTTACACTATTCCAATATGCTTCTGTTTCATATTCATCTTTCCAAAGATTGAAACCCATAATAAAATTGTTTTCAAACTCAATTAAATCATCACCAGTATCATCATTTGTAGCACCGTTAATAGTGTAATAAGTTTTTTGAGCAAGTGAACGAATATTATCGATTGCAGCCATAATACTATTCTACCCTGAACTGCTTATCTTATGAACTATATTAGGTCTAGTCCGTCTAATAACAGGTACAGCACCAGATTGACTATCTATGCTGTCATACTCTTTAAGTCTTGGTGCAAATGATCCATCTTTCAATGTACCAAAATCTGTATCAATCTTGCGCGCACCACCTCGACCTCCTCGACCACCACCTCGACCTTTTCCTTTTCCTGAAGATTTAGCAGCATATTTAGGTTCATTCATTTTACCTTTGTAATTATCTGAAACCTCATTCTTGGTCATTAATTCATCCATTTTCCAAAGAGTTTCATACATTTCTGGATCATAATCATCATCTTCTGGATCACCCATATTTCGCCATTCAGTTAAGCTTGTATCGTGATAACCCTTAATCAGATCATAAGGAATTTGATTATCTCTATAAACTTCACCTTTTTTAATAGCAATATCAATTTTTTCAAGATTACTTGGTTTGACAGTTTTATCAGCTTCCATCAAATCACGTTTCATCTTCAATACAGCTAGATTAGTATCATACTGCTCACGTTCAAGATAAGGTGTATCTGTGCCTGTCTGACTAACGCCTTTCACTAAACCTTCTTTTAATGCCTTAACTTCACTTTTATCAAGCTGTTGACCTGAATTAGCTTTTTTAAAAGCATCAAGAGCACTACCTTCAAGCACACCATCAAGATTTTCATCTTTCAACAAACCATATTTATCAATCTTTTCAACCTGAGAATTGATTTCTGCATCAACTTTTTCGCTGTTTTCAATACCAGCTTTTTGTTCTACTGAACGCGCTCCACCATACGTTTGAAGAAGATTAGGATTTTGTATTGGTTCCCCAGTACTAGATAGCTTATCTGGAATATCAGATTGATTATTTGCAATAGGTATACCAGAAATAACTTGATCATATACATTACGCCAAAAACTTCTAGTCGTAGTATCATTTGCTGTTTCATCTAACCCTTTAGCTGTTTGATTCAAAAATGAACCAGCAGGAATAAACGAACGTATAGTACTAGCTACAAAGTTTTTATCTTGATTAGTAGTAGAATCACCAGCTACAAGCTGTAAAAATCCATAAGCTTGATCTGCTGGAAGTAGCTTAGATATTTTCTTTCGATCAGTAAACATATCAACTACAGCTTCTGGACCACCTTCTTGATTTTGAGCTGCCACAATAAGAGGTAAACCAAACATACCAAAACCTTGTGGAATTGGTTGCCAAGTATCACCAATCTTTATAGATAATTCACTCTTACCTTCATCAATCCACCTCTGACGCTCATCTTTATCTTCTGGGTAGAATCCTGATACTCTATCCGCACTAGCAAGTGCTGTACCGACAGTTAAAGCAGCGAGTCCTGAACCAGCTTCTTTCAAAGCACGATCCAGAGCTAATGCCGCCCCTTGCTTGTCCCCTTTAAGTGCTCTAACACCACTTTCTGCTGCTGATGGTAGTCCAAGCATAAGTCGTTTACCTGATTGAACAAAGAAGTTAGCCGTTGCAGTTGGATATCCAAAACCAATACGAACCATACCCTTTGCTAAACTATTTGCTGCATTTGGTGGTAATGCTTTACCTAACCAATCTGCCAATCCTTTAGACAGAGCAGATTCAATTTTCTGAGTGTTTTTATAGATACCAGTTAAACCACTAGATTTCATAGCTGTGTCCATGAATATTTGACCCATATCATCTGGATCTGTCATGCGCATAAATTCAGCATCATTTTTAAGTCTTTCACCTGTAAGACCTTGATCTTTCAACTGATTTTTATAATAAGCTTTCAAACGTGATTGTGTAGTAGAATACAAACTAGTTTCACCAGCCTGGTTGATAGTAGTACCAAAATTTTGTGATTGCTTCATCACATTCCCACCAGCATAATTTGAGCGTCTTTTAATATCACCGACCATTTTATTGAATCCTTCTTTGCGTCCAGCCCATGCACCAGAACGATCAAAACCACCAACATTCTCACCAGTTATACCTTTAACTATCTTGGCTCTTAGGTTCGCACCTACTCTATTTTCAATACCAGCTAGTTCTGTACCAACTAAGTTTCGCGCACCAGTTGCAGGACCGCTTAGTTGGTTAGCAGTTACATAGTCCATCATGTTTAATTCAGCTTCTTTTTCTAAGTCATCAACAACCTTAGCTGCATTTTCTTCTTTAGAGCCTTTGAGAACCCTTCGAGCTGTGTCTACCTCAGTAGTTTTCGCAGCTAAATCAGCATCAGTCTCAGCTTTACGAGCTTTTTTCACAGCATCAAGATCAGCAGCGGAATGAGTAAGCTTATACTGTTCTTCAGCTTGTCGAGCAGTATCTCTAGCAGTAGTGAACTTAGTATTAGCAGTTTCGATAGCTTTGTAATCGGCATCAGATAGTTTAGTACCATCTGTTAGAGCATTATCTATTTTACTGATTGTACGAGCAGTTAAAGTATCAGCACTAGCAGATTTACGAATTGTACGAGGAATAAGTGCTAATCCTCTAGCTAGATCGCTCCGGCCAGCCTTTTCAAGTCTATCAAGTAATCTATACTTATCACTTGTAGCAGCATTAGGATCAGCTTTTTTTAGATTTTCTTTTGCAGCTGATATTCTACGCCTGTCACCCGGAGTTAAACTCTTTTTTGTGACCACTTCATCAAGTAGATCATCAGTTGAACGATTCGCCATTTCTTTAGCACCAGCTTCAGCTTCAGTAACCCTACTAGCACTTTCTGATACATTACCTTTTTTGCCCTGCCTAAACTTACCTGTTGGAGCAAAACCTTCAGGTTGACCTTCTATACGAGTAGTTGGTGAAGCTGATTCTATACGAGCTAAAGCTTCAGCTGTGTCTTCTTGGGTTTTAGCCATTTGACGAGCTAATTTACGCTGGTTTCGAGCAGCAGCAACTTGGCGTTTAGTAAACTGCTTAGGATTATCTAATACTTCTTGAACTTCTTTTGGTAATGGCACTGGTGTTTTAGCAACAACTTCACTTTTAGCTGCCATAGGTTCAGTCACATTAGTAGCACGAACTGTACCAGGCACTTCTGGCAATCCTTGAGGTACGACAGTATTATCTGTAACAGGTATATCAGTAACTTGTTTTACTGCTATTGGACTACCCAATGGTGCATCTGGCTGTTCACTCTTCATTAATGATTGAACTTCTGGATCGCCAGCCTCATTGTAGGCTTTTTGGAGTGCTGGTTCAGCTTTGCCTTCTCGTAATTGACGTTCAGCCTCTTCACGCCAAGCTCTCTTAGTCATGCGCTTGCCTTTAAGCTCAGGCGTTCGGACATTATTAGAAGTTCTAACAAAACCATTAACATCACGACTTGGGACTAATTGAGTACCGTTGCCTTCACCTAAATCACGAATCATATCTGCATAGCTATCAATAACTTCATCTTGGTTTTTGGCTGCAACAGCATCATCTAAAACAAATGGACCTTCACCAGCGCGAGGTGTGACACCCTCAATAGTTCGATCCGGCCGACCTGGCGCTTGTTCATTGAACCGCCTAGTTTGTATTTCTTCTGAAGTTGGCATACGGCCAGCAGTCGTAGCGTCACCCTGAAAGTCACGAATCATTGGCTTTGGTGGAGTTTTCACTGACACTGGTACATCAAGATTGTCAGTCTGAACTTCGCGAACTGGAATAGTCTTCTCATTACGAACAGGGATATTAGTAGGTGGTTTTTTTATATCAGCTATTTCAGCCTCAGAAAGTAAGTCATCAATAACCTGTGGTGGTTTCTTTGGCTTAATATTTATAGGAATTTCACCAGTTTCATTTGGTACTTTTCTAAATATATCTAATATTTTATCTAGTAAGCCTTTTCTTATAAATTGTTCACCACCTTCTTCTACTATTTTTCTCTTACCACCACCTGTAAAATAATCACTTAGAACAAGACCACCGTAAGCTATTGGACCTGAAGCTCGAACAATACCTTCAGAACCTTTAAGCCTAGAAAGAATAGGATTATCTTTTTTATTAGATTTTTCTATATCAGTAGCTAATTTGTCAGAACCTTGTTGATAACTAGTTATTGGTGCTTTACCAGTAAATTTACTCAGTATACGACCAGGCTTGTATTGAGTACGATCACCAGTAATTGATTCACCAATAGACAAAGCTCCACCGGCCAAATCTCTTATAACAGATTGACCACCTTGTACTACTGGGTTTTTTGCACTAAAAGTATCTTTTATTGTAGCTTCTAAATTAGAAACCTCTTTTTTTGGCTTAATAACTGTACCTGGTTTTGGAGTTGGCGCTGGTAATGTTGGTTTATTGAAAACAGGTACAATCCCTGGTTGATTTTGACCTAAAGTTAAATTTTTATTTACATCAAATACATTAACTGGTTTTTTAACTTGTAATGGTTGGTCCAAAGTATCTGGTTCAGTTTCAACTGATCGATTAGCACGAATAGCCCGATTACGGATTTTCTGTTCTTCTTCATCTTTTTTCTTCTTTTGTTGACGACGTTGAACTTCACCTTTTCGGTCCCAGGGTGTAACCCAATCAATCGCTCTAGTAAAGAAGTTAGCCATAAGGCTATGCGCCTACTGGGACAGCTTCTTCTCTACGACGACGCTCATTCATAGTGAATATACCAGAACCAACTTGTCCATCTGGAGCTATAGTAACACTAGGTTGAGTTGGATCTGCAAAAGCAGCCAGCTCTGGAGCCTTAACAGTAACTGGGGAAGTATCGTATGGACTAACTTGAGTACGACTATTGGCAGCAATTCTAGGTGTAATTTCACCAGCACGAGCCATCCAAGAATTAGCATTATTTGTATCACCAGCTTCACCATAAAATCCAGCCATTTTACTAAATAAATCTTGCAAAAGCGTATCACTATCACGACGAACAGCACGCTCATTATTTACACGAGTATCATCAGCCAATTGGCGCTTACGTTGTAGTTCAGATATAAATCCACTTAATGAAGTATCAAGAGCAGTCTGATTTTCCTGTCTTGTATCAGCACCAGTACGAATATCATTAGCAGTTACACCACCAACAGTTTCACGCGCTTGATCTTCAGCAGTTCCACCAGCAGCACCAGTACCTCTAAGTAAGTTCATCAAACCACCAAGTCCTTTAATACCGGCACGAATTGAATCCATAAAATTAGAATCATAATTTAACTGGTTAGTAGTTGTAGACTGATCATATGTTTTGCGTTGGCCTTGTTCTTGAACATCAAATTCTTTAATGGTATTGCCATATTTAGTAGCTTCAGCAGCTAAAGCAGCTTCAAGAAGACCCGGAAGTTGATCAATTGTAAGTTGAGTATTGCTTATACCAGCCTGGTTAAGAACTGGTGCTGGGGCGCCACCTCCACCTCCACTAGACACACGAGGTGCTGACGAACCGCCTGATTGTACTGGTCCACTTGGATTAGCTATACGAGTTGCATAACCAGAACCATATTGAGCAGAATATGAACCATCAGCCTGAATACCCGATGGATTAGCTTTACCAAGGTCTTTTACACCACTACCATCTTTTAGATATACATTTCCGTTATTTCCTATCCAATATGTCGCCACGAGAATTTTCCTTTATAATTACACTCGAATTATATCACTTCTTATGGTTTTTCAATAGAGCCTATTCCTCTATTTGTTTGAGCAATTCCCTGAAATTTTCTCTCGACTGTTTCAAAATAGCCGTATGCTGTTCAAGTGCGACTATATTCGCTCTTGTTTGGTCAACGGCTTTGTCGTTCTCTTCGATTTTATTAGTAAGATTAGCTATGTTTTGAATTAAATCTTCCTTCTGAAAGGTGCTAGTGACTGTTTCCTTGAGCGTAACCGTACCTTCGACCACTTCCAGCTCTGCATTGCCGTTCGCCAGTTTAGTTGATAGTGTTGATTGATCGTCCATGATTTTCTCCTATGTACTTAATGGATATATTTTAACTGTTGAGTGCCACGTAATGTTATTATTTGTAGCACCAGTTACTCTAACTCTAGCAGTTGCGCCAGTAACGTCAATTGTACAGTCCCAACCAGCTTGATCTTCAGCTGTATGCACCGAAGTAACTGCTCCGACAATTGTAGCTGTACCGCCGACATCTTTGACTGTGACGATTCGCTTATAGCTTGCGGTGTCGTTAGCTGTTCCAGCAACACCGCCTGTACGCCTAGCCGTAACAGTTGCTTCAATGTGATAACTATATCCACTAGCGATTGCCAAGCTTTGTAGTGTAGTAACCGTTGCATCTGTAGTAGCAACTCGGTTTTGGAATATACGCTCACTAGGGTCATCATTAGTAGCCTGAGTTTCAAATCTAAATGCCTCGACTCCTAATTGTCCTGACGGTTGTTGGAAAGCGATCAGTCGAGGAGTTGTAGCATTGGCAGCTGAGTAAAGTATTATTTTGTTGCCTACGCCACCGGCTGTTACAGAAAATTGTAGCCTAAGTGGCGCAGAGGTGGCAGTTGCAGCAGCATCTTGGATAACTTCCATTTTTGCCACTTCTCCGCCTGTAAACGTAGATGGTAAGCCACCAGTTTGATAGCCAAGCCCACCAAATGTAAATATCTTATCACCTGATTGCGTAGCGGTTGGAGTTGCAAAAGTACCTCTCGACATCACCCCGAATAATTGCCCACCATCAGTACCACCGTTATTGTGGTTGATAACCCCAAAAATTGTACCTTGGTCAGAGGAGGTAGAGTGTTGCCCTATCACGCTGAAGTCAGTTATGTTAGGGACTGCACTCTCTAGGAACGGAGAAAGATTAGCAATATTAGTTGAGTTAATCATCGTCTGCCCATTAAGCCGTATATCATCAGGATTAGTGGTCTGTATTCCAGCTGAGTATGTTTCAGAATAAGTAGTGAATGTTGTGATTGCTAGATCAGCCTTAACCTGAGCAATGGTTCGTGAAGCCCAAGCGCCTGCCTTAGATTGTATGAAGTTATCAGTAGTCGCTGCAAGACTAGCTAGAATAGTTAAATCAGAATCTAATGGCTGTTTAAGTGCCAAAGCATCAAACACAGCATTTTGTGATGGTGCAATAGTGGTCGTACCATCATTAATTGCATCAGCTACTTTGGCATCTATAGCTGTCTGTTGAGCTGTACTGACAGGCTTGTTCGCATCGGATGTATTATCGACATTTCCTAACCCTACATCAGCTTTTACCAATGCTAGATCAGTTTTTACCTGAGCCATTGAACGATTAGTCCACGCGCCAGCTTTTCGTTGAATCACATCATCATTTGATGGAGTTAATGCTGCAATTGCTGAAAGATCACTGTCACTAGCTTGTTTTGAGTCAATTTGAGTCTGAATGTTGCTAGTAACACCATCTGTATAATTAAGCTCTGTTGCTGAAGCAGTTATATCTGTTAAATCGCCAGCAACTAAAGTAACCGCGCCTGTTTTTCCTGCTACACTCTGAACTGCATCCGTTTGATCGTGTTTGCTCCAATTAGAAGCATAAACAGTGGTTGAAGCGTTATTTACTATTGCAACGATATTGTCGCCAACAGCAAAAGCTACACCGTCTACTGTCCCAGCGACACTAACATAGTAAAACCAGCCAATTTTAGCTGAACCAGAGCCAGGAAATGTACCAGCAGATGCGTCCCAATTGCCTTTGTAGACCATACCATTAGCAAGAGCAGCAATATCTGTCTCCATTTGGTCAAGATCAACCGCTTGAGTAACGGTTATGAAATCAGTTTTAGTTTTAATACCTGGAACATTATTGGCATTGGTTTCGATAGCATCTAAATCAACTGATTGAGTGACAGCTATAAAGCCTAGCTTTGTTTTCTCAGCTGCGGTAGCAAACTTATTGGTAGCTCCAGTCGTAATATCATCTGTATCATCCACAGACTTCATAAATGCACCAGCGGCAGCAACATTTATTGCATCAGTTACGTCAGCTCCAGTTTCAATACCAGCTAATTTAGTTTTTTCAGTAGCTGAATACTGCTTGTAAGTAGCTCCATCACCAATATCGTCTTGAGTAGCATCAGCGCCGGCCGTAACAAGTCCTTTAGCATCGTAAGTAACTTTAGTTTTAGTAGCGCCTGTAATAGAAGCATTTTCATCGACTTTACCATCAAGTGCAGTTTGAGTAGCTGTTGAAATAGGTTTATTAGCATCAGAAGTATTGTCTACATTTGATAAGCCAACGTCAGCTTTGACAAGTGTATGCCACTCCGTCGCATAATCGGTACTAGATGTTTTACGAAGCACTTGATCATCAGAACCACCAGTTGGGACCCCTTGACCAGGATCACCTTGCGGCCCTTGTGGTCCTGTTGCCCCAGTAGCTCCTGTCGCGCCTGTATTTCCAGTATCCCCCTTATCACCTTTAACACCTTGGATTCCCTGAATACCTTGCTCACCCTGTGGCCCTTGAGCACCAGTATCACCTTTATCACCCTTAGCACCAACTGCAAGTTGACCTTGAATTGTTTGACCTTGTGTAACATTTACCTGAACAACTGATCCATCTTCGTTGTTACTAGAAATAGTGCTGTCTTGAATAATATTACTACTGACAGTATTACTATTTGGGTCAACATTAGCGGTAATATTTGCACCTGAATTAACTCCAGCAATAGTTGAGTTACCGCTTATAACATTAGCGGTGATCTGAACGTCCATTACGCCCCTCTGTTTGTAGGACTACCGTCTAGTTTGATTTTACCTTCATCTATTTTGTAAATTTCACCACCAGCTTCTTCAACTTTAATATCATAGTAATAATTACCTGGCGTAAGGGTCGCTGTATCTTCTGGATCAATTGTAATTGTTGCTAAACCAGCAGATGTACCATCAGTCACATTTTTCAAAATTAAAGCATCTGAATCGTCCATATCATCGTCCCACTCCTCAGTTTTGACTGTAAATCTGACAGTCGCACCAACTAAAGTAGCTGGTTCACCATCTTTCTGATATTCAACACCGATAGTATAAGTTGTGCCTCTATTGATTGCTAAGGTTGCCATGACTTTATTCTACCAGAAAATAAAAGAAAAGCTCCAGCTTTTTACGACTGGAGCTTCGGCAGATGACAAGACGGTGGGTTTAGCACCAATATTAGTCTACTTCTTTTTATTAAAGCTGGCAATCCATTTATTAACTTCATTTCGGTTCCAGTCTTCATTTGGATTATCAGGGAATTGCAAAAAAACGAATTTATGAAATGGTCGTTTATCCTTAATTTCAGGTACACTAACAACTTCTTGTTCAATCTGACCACTATCAATTAAATAATGTAGTGCCATTAAATATTCATGATAAGGATAACCAGCACCAGTAGTTGGATCTTTTATAGCACTATTAAGTCGACCACGAGTGATATTAACCTCTTGAGCCTCGTAATGCTGCATAGTACGAAGTAATTTATTTGCTAACTCAGGATCAAAAGTTTTTTCAGGTTCAATTAATGCAATAACTTTATCTTTTTCTACATCAGTCTCTATCTGACCAGCTTTTTCAGCATCCCAAACCAGTAAGTTAATATCGAGGGGAGGTAGGTCAATATTCGCAACTAGCTCAGACAATTTTTTA